AAACCAACCAAAACCAGTAAAACAAATGAAAAACATAGCATCAGCACTAGTCAAAGCACAGAAGGCATTCGGCCCAGCACTCAAAACATCAACTAACCCTCACTTCCGTTCTAGGTATGCAGACCTGTCTGCTTGCGTCGAAGCAGTCTTGGGTGGCTTGAATGACAATGGAATCGCATTGGTTCAACAGACTCACGAATGTGAATCTGGTGTTCTTGTCGAAACCCTATTCATCCACGAATCTGGCGAGACATTCTCAGCAGGTAAACTGCACGTTCCAGCGAGTAAGAATGACGCAATGGGATACGGGTCTGCATTGACCTATGCCCGTAGGTACTCGCTCATGGCAGCGTGTGGAATTGCTCCAGAAGATGACGATGGTCAGGCAGCATCTCGCGTTGTTCCACAAGCTAGGACAACAGTCACAAAAGTCATAGCATCTGCAACCCCCAAAGAGGATCCAAACTGGTTCACAAAGGTGGAGGCAGTGATCGCTCCCAAGGCTGAATCAGCTACGGGATATCTGATCTCGAAAGGTGAAATCAAAACTGGTCAGTTGTGGAGCGACCTTCCCGCTGGAAAGTATCGTGACAACCTCATTGTCTCTCCAGAGAAGTTCTTGGCAGCAGTTGCAAAGTGGGAGGCATCGAAATGATCAGGCATTCACTACTACCCAAGCTGGCTGAGTGTGCCTGTTTCGAGTCAGCGGGGGGTAGCTCCCCTGCTGCGTCTCGCGGGACTCACATGGACGAGGCATTCCGTGAATTTTTCATGGGGAACAATAAGCCTCTCTTGAACCTCAATTCCAAAGATGCTGATGCAGTCATTTGGGCAGTGGAGATGACTAAGACAATCGCTGGTGACCATGAGGTGGTCACAGACGAGGATAGCCTTAAGGTTAAAACCCCGGGGATCGATCACGTTGGAACCGAGGATTGCCGAATCCCTGCCATACATAATAGCCTAGACCTAAAATCGGGAATCATGCGTTCGTACTACGAGCAGCAGTGTGCTTATGCCTACGGAAATATGGCAGCAAGCTACGATTTCGAGACTGGCGAATACGCTATTCGCGAATGGACTTGCCACTTGCTATTCTGCGACCAAGAACGGGTGGTTACTCACTCTTGGACAATTGAGGAGGCCAAGCAGGTTGTCGAGGGGGTGATCGCGGCGTACAATGATCCAGACAAAGCACCGACAGCTTGCGATTACTGCAAGTGGTGCAAGAAGGCATCAACGTGCGGTCAGATTGCAGTTCCAGTTGCCACCACCCTAGAGGTTGTTCAAAGCGACCTACAGGCCAACCTCGCGCAAATGCAGGAGCATCTGGCAGGTGATGTGGATCGACTCTCAATGTTTGTAAAACAGAGCAGTATTTTCAACAATTACCTCGTCGATTGGGCAAAGGATCTGCTCAAGGAAAAGCTACAGGCAGGGGAGAAGGTTTATGGATGGAAACTGCAACGGCAAAAGGGACGCGAGACGTACCCTGCGGAGGTTATCGAGCATATCGGAAATTGCACCGAAATGTCATTATCCGACAGCATTAAGCTATTCGGAGGTAGCATCTCTGCTACAAAATTGCAGAAGTACTGCGAGTCAGCGGGATATGATCTCACTAAAATCCTGCCAGATGTTGCAGAGGAAATTATAAAGTTAGTTGAAGACAAACCTAAAAAAATTAAATAGAAATAAAAATGTGGATATTACCCAAAAAATTAATACAGTCGAATGGTTCTTTGGATATGGTGGAAACCATATCGGACTTAAACGATGCCTCCCAAATTTGCGCCTCCGAGCTGTTTGTGAGATCGAAGAGTTCGCAATCGAGAACATTCTTGCAAAAATGGAAAACGGACTCTTGGAGGCTGCTCCCATATGGTCGAATTGCAAAACCTTCCCAACAGAACCATTCGTTGATAGAGTCGATCTTTTTATCGCTTCCTATCCGTTCCAACCATTCTCCAGCGCAGGAAAGCGACAAGGAGAAGATGACGAAAGACACCTCTGGCCGAGTGTTTATATGTGGATACGAGCAACTAGACCTCTTTGCGTATTCCTCGAAAACGTCGAAGGTCACGTCTCGTTGGGACTCTCCACAGTCATCAGCGATTTGGAAGAAGGAGGTTATTCGGTTGCGTGGGGAATATTCTCTGCGCGTGAATGCCTCGATGGAAACAATGAAACAGCAACACATCAGAGGAAGCGAGTTTTCATCATGGCTCACCTCAAGAACTACGGATTGGAAATCGACAATGGGAGCAAAATCCAATGCGAAACGAGTGGAAAATGGACTTTGCAACCTTGGGGAATACGTCCACACATTGCATGCGAATTGGCCGACACCAAACTGCATGGATGTGATCACACCAACGAGAGACCTCACGCAGATGGAATCCAAAGGCCATTGGGGCAAGGGAATGAACACTGGAAAGTTGTCGGAAATGGTCAACTATGGCCTTCCCGCCCCGGAGAAGCCCAGCACGGATGGGAGCCGCCAAGAGTCGTGGCGAACTCCGTCATCATCGGACGGAGAGGGCGGAGTGATGGAGATGCGGGAGGGTTGCGCGGGGAAATACAAGCTACGGGATCATGTGGCAGCGGTGGAGAAAAAGTCGTGGGCAACTCCATCGGGATACATGAATACAAATGCAGCGGAAGAGAATCGGAACAGCTTGAATCTTGGGATGCAAACGAAGCAATGGGCAACGCCGAACAGTTTCTGCTTTCAGACCCCAGAGAACACGGAGCAATGGACGAAACAAGCAGAACACCAACAGACGGAGAAGGGTGTGAATTTACACAAGCCGATTCAGAGTCAAGTCCTGCACGAGAACGAGAAGGTAGTGGGGGCAATGCCTCCGAGTGCAATGAAGCTCAACCAGAGGTGGGTCGAAACTCTAATGGGACTTCCATTGGGGTGGACTTGCCCGGTATGTCCAGCATCAGTGATTCAGAACTGGTCGAAATTCTTGACTGGATGGTTAAAGGTGAATCACGAATAGATGAGTTAAGGTTACTTGGCAATGGAGTCTTTCCAAGTACTTCAGAAAGGGCATTTAGAACATTATTTAAAGAATTAATAGAAAGATAAACTATGAACGATCTTAATTTTGATAAGCTAACAAGCAATGGATGGATTCAGTTTAAAGACTTCCTTGCTCAGTCCGACATTGCGTTTTATAAAACCTTCGCAGGGCATGAGGAATGCCGTTGCAACGAGGGGAAGAAGAAACAGGTTGAGGTTTACGTCTACGATCACCGAAAGTATAGCGCAGCAGCTGGAGTTGGATATGAGGTTAAATGCACTGGTGAGTTGCCAGATGGTACATGGCTTGAACTAAAGTCACATGGGTTAAACCAAGACCATGTTGACCCCAAGGCGCAGGAATTATTGTCCATCTGGGACTGGTCTGTAAAAAACAATTTGACGAAATCCAAAAGCTAGATAGTTTGCGTTAGTCTCTTGTGAGACTCGATGTTTAAGACCATCGATAAAAACCAATGAATTTACCCTTCCTACTGCCGTTGTCGCTCGATAAACGGAGTCTTACTTTAGGAAGGGTTTTCTTTATAAAAATATGATAGTATCTCCAGACTTTCCAGATCACTGGAAAACAAGAATGTTAGTTGATTTACTCAACGACGAGTCCGCGCCCGTATATCTCATCAGGATATGGGGCCATTGCCAAAACAGGAAAACCAGCGTGTTCACAAACCTTCCAACAGCAGGGTTGAAAGCATTGTGCCGATACAATGGTGACGCTGAAAAGTTTGAATCAGCATTTGTGACTGCTGGTTTCATACGCAGGGAAGGTGATAATGTTATAATTCACCAGTGGGATGAGTATAACTCCTCTCTGATAGCTAATTGGGAGAATGGAAAGAAGGGTGGAAGGAAACCCAAAGCTAACCCAAGTGAAACCCATGGGTTACCCATGGCTAACCCAAGTGAAACCCATAGCGAACCTATGGGCAGCCCAACGAGAACCGATAAGATAAGAGAAGAGAAGATAAGAGTAGAATTGATAAGACCAGATTCTGTTCCAGAGCAAGTCTGGAATGATTTTCTTAAAATCAGGAAGGCAAAGAAATCACCACTAACTCAAACAGCACTCAATGCCATCCAGAACGAAGCGGACAACGCAGGTTGGACGCTGGAGGATGCGATAACCGAATGCGTCTCCCGTGGTTGGCAGGGATTCAAAGCTGAATGGGTTTACAAGGCACAAGAGACTTACCAACGGGCTTGCTAATATGAAACATACGCCAATCGCAATCACCGCAGAAAAAGCGGCACTGTCACTAATCGCAATCGACCCAGAGGTTCTACCGCATCTCGCATGGTCAGAAGACCTGTTTGCTTTCCAGCAACACAAACTCATCTTCACGGCACTGGAGCGAGTCTACCAGCGGACTGGAAGCACCAATGCACTAGGGGCATTGAGTGATCTGGAGACAACAGGCAAGCTGAATGCCTGTGGTGGTAAGGAGGGAGTCATGGAAATACTCCAGACAATCTTCATATCGCCCGGTGCTATGTGTGTTGAAACCGCAGCAGACTACAGATCCCAATTGATCAAGGCAAAAGGGTATCGTGATGCCATCAAAACGTGGGAGGACAACCATGATGACGTTTGCGCCATGAAGGCAGACCTTTCTAGCCTCGCTGAGTCCTTCGCTAATGCAATCGCACCAGAATCTCAGTGCAAGGACGTGAAGGCGCATTTAAACGACTTCCTTGATGATCTGGAGGACAAGACTCCACTAGAGAACTTCCCTACTGGAATACCCAAGCTAGACAAGCTACTAGGTGGAGGTGCAAGGAGGGGTGAGATGCTAGTGGTAGGAGCGCAGACTTCTGGAGGCAAATCTATCTTGCTTTATCAGGCAGCACTACAGGCATTGCTCAATGGTAAATCAGTAACTATATTTTCCCTTGAGATGCCAGCAAAGGCAATCTTGCAACGTATAGCTTCCAATCTGCTTGGGAAGACAATCCTGCCGTTGCGTGAGATGGAAGGGGTCACAGAATGGAGAGGGGTTGCATCAGCCAAAGATATCTCAAGCGCAATCGTGCAACTCATGGGAATGAACCTCACGATCCGAGATGATCTTTCCGAGGTTGGAGAAATCGTAGCAGAGGCATCCCGTCTTGCATCACTTGGCAAGGCAGATCTGATCATCGTTGACTACCTGCAAATCGTTACCATGCCAACAGCAGATAACCGAGAACAGGCAGTGAGCGAACTATCGCGCAGGTTGAAGTTAACTGCACTCAAAACAAAATCCGTGGTGATGACTGCGAGTCAACTCAACGACGAAGGCGCAGTACGCGAGTCCCGCGCAATCGGTCACCACACTGACTTTCTGATCATCATCTCGCACCCTGACGAGAAGAAAAAAGAAGCGTCAACCTTCAAGAAGAAAACAGAAACCCAATCAACTTCGCGTGTACGAATAGACAAGAATCGGCGTGGTCAACGTGACGTGTTCGTTCCTGTAAAAATGCGCGGAGATATCTCAAGATTTGAACAAATAGATGAACATTGATCACCACTTCGATGAGGCTTGCTTTCTGCTAGACACTGCAACAGCAATCTGGCAGACCCGCATGAAATCTAGGTTTGCGGACGCTCAGAAAAAATACGAAAAGGCA